ATGACCAACCGAGAGTTCTCACGCTGGACAGCCTTCTTTGCCGCGGCGGTCGCGAATTGGGATGGTCACGCTCGGGTCGAGCAGCCCAGCTGCTCCGATCAGGTGTCGGACGCAGACATGGAACGATTTCTCAAGATGGTTCGCTCGCAGGCCGACATGATGGAGCGCGAGCACTTTTACGCTGCGGCGGGCACGTTGCACTAGCCGTCCTCGCGGGTCCTCGCGCCCTCGAGCGCGTCACCGTCAGGCTCCCAGATCACCCGCATGTCGACGGCCCTTTGCTGGCAGACCGTGCACTTGGTCCGCGACAAAACGTGGTCGCGGAGCGTCGGCCGGTCCATTGACCAGGAGACCTTTGCTGCGTGACCGCAGGAGCATTGAAGCCATAGAGCGCGCATGGCGAAAACACGGAGTGTGGTTCGCCTCGCAGTCAACACCAAATATAGAGGAATACTCGTTGACGATGGCTCACGAGTCGCGGCAGCGTAAGTCTACCGTGAGTGCTGGGGCGGTCCTGCCAGACAATCAAACCCCAGCACCCTAACCTAGACACCGCTGCGTAGTGGCATCTCACGGTATGATCGAAGCGTGTCCATTTGGATCGCCGAGGTCAAGCCGCGATGCAGCTTTTCAAAGGATTTGCCACATGGCTTACCTTAAGCACCGCGGCCGATGCGGCCTCTATACGTTCACGTCTCACCGCCTGCCCTATATCCCCGAGCCAGGGCCCGGCGTCTACGTCCTCGGCCGTATCGAAGCAGACGGCCGGTTTCAGCCGCTCTACGTGGGCCAAAGCAAGGATGTCAGCTTTCGACTCGGCATTGGCGCCTTGAACCACGACGGCATGGCGCGCGCCACCGCAATGGGCATGAATGCGGTTGCCATTTTGCGCGTCGATGAGAGCATGCTGATCGACATCGAGACCGATCTCCGCCACGTACTGATGCCTCCGTGCAACCTCCAAGGCATCGGCTTGCTCCGCGACTGACGTTTTGCGTCTCAGGTCCGTCGCCTAAGCGGCGGACCGTTACGACCCAGACAGGGAGATCATGTTGCGACGGGATCTTCCTGTACCGTTTCTGCACAGCTAGACTACTGAGAAATAAGCAAAATTTGCAGGGGGGTTGGCAGCAGGCACGAGTCGCGTCTACAAGCGGGCCCGAAGAGGCATAGTAGCTTAGCCTCCATAAACCTAGACTTCGCTTCACGAGATACCGATGCCGCTAGATGTGATTACGACCCCGACAGACCTCGCGATCGGCGCTAGCGGGATGGCAGATGTTAACATACTGAAGTTCGACCCCGAGAATCCACGTTTCGCGCCAGGTTTAGGGCCGAAGGCTGAGGGCGGGGACGAAGGTGTAATAACTTTCCTAGCCGAGGATAGTGAGTTACGCGAACTCGTAAAGTCAATAAGCTCCGTCGGATATATTGGCATAGAGCCAATGATTGTTATGGACGACGGAAATGGAAAGTTCGTAGTCCTCGAAGGAAATCGTCGCTTAGCCGCACTGAAGGTATTACTGAATTCAGAGTTGGCTAGAGCTGCGCGAATACCAGTTCCTGAGATGGTCGACCAGGTTCGAAGAACGCTTGAAGCCGTCAATGTTCATCGAGTGGCGGACCGCTCCGGCGCTCAGGAGATTATTGGTTTCAAACACATAAATGGGCCTCGTCCTTGGGATGCAATTTCCAAAGCGCGATACGCCAATGAATGGCTTAAAAGAGAGGAAGAAAAAGAAACTGGTGGGCTGTCGCTTATCGAAATTGCGGATCGGATGGGTGATAACAACAGTACTCTTCGCCGTATGGTAGTCGCCTTACGCGTACTCGAACAGGCCGAAGCCACCCAAACCTGGCGGATCGAGGATCGTCGGCCGAAGCGGTTCGCGTTCTCGCATTTGTACACCGGATTAACCTACCCAAACATCGCAAATTATATCGGAATGCCGGAAACAGAATCCGGAGCCGACCCGATACAAGACCCGGTTCCCATAGACCATTTAGCGCGACTTCGCGAGCTGCTTAGCTTGCTGTATGGTGATAGACGCGAAGGAGAGGAGCCGGTGATCCAAAGCCAAGCCCGAGACTTGAAGCGCCTTCGAGACGTTATGGGCCATCGTGCTGCAACCGATATTATTCTAAAGTCCCGAAATTTAGACCGTTCATTTGAGAAGTCCCGGCCAGACGCTACTAAGTTCTCTGATGCAATCTATCAGGCAGACGAACAAGTCGACCGCGCACTAAACACAATTGTCGGATTCGATCCGATCAAGCACGCAGACATACCCAAGGTCCTCGCTAATATGTCCATGCGGGTTCGAATTATTGAACGCGAAGTAGAAGATCGCTCAAAGCAGATGAAAGAAGAGTAACTTGGTGCGTCGAATTGAGCCGCCTACTTCGGGTGAGACAAGAGAAGATACGGACTACGACGCGGCGCTCGATTGGCTTGAGTGTAGCGCAATTTGTGATCCATATAGTCGCGCACAGCTTCGTGCTGTGATTGATCATTTCCGAGTTGGAGACGAAGAGCCTGAAGCCGATCAAATTGATGATACTGGACGCGAGGATGCTGAGTTAGCAGAAATTGAAGCCCTTTTTAATGAGAGAGCAGAAGCTCTTGGTGATGCTTACCCTTTTGAACTTTCAGACTCTGGCGCGGAGATCTGCTATCTCCCAGATGAGGTAGGCGACCCGGCTCAAGCGTACATGATGTGCCTGTTCGTATCCGCTAATCGACGTCTTCCCGGCGGCTGGCATAGCGATCTCAATGATCTGAAGGTTCGCCTTACTCAGCGAATAATTCAATTAGTTGCGACTGTAGCTATGGCAGGATTGGCACGAGGCCCAGCAGTCAGTGTCGGCTGGCCTCGCCAGCACGACGGCACGATATTGGAGATTCTGGCGCGCGCAGCAGGAATGGGGAGTTGCGTAATCCCACGTAATGAGCCAAATACACGCGTCGCCAGAACGGGAGACAAGGACGCCGGTATCGACATACTTGCTTGGGAGAACGTGGTGGCTCCGCAAACCACTCCAGGGCACATCTACCTCGGTCAAGTCGCGTCTGGAAATAGATGGCGTGATAAGTCAGTTTGGAACGATAAGGGAACCTTCCAAGAAGGTTACGTCGACTCCGCGGGCACTAGAAACTGGAATGGCGCCACAATTATACCATTCGTTCGCCGCGACCCCGATGACCGTACCCGCGAGGATTACCACCACGGGAAAGTTCTCGATAGGCACTCGTTACCTAGATATTTCGCGGTCGGAATTGCGCTGAGCGAAGAGGGAATTCCTATGGATGAGATCGAAAACATTGCCGAGCTTACGAGATGGAATAGCGACATGATCTCTGAACTTAGCTGATCAAGAGGCTATCAATATTTCTCGCGCCCGCCGCGCATTGCGAAGACTATACCTCACCTCTAGCTGTGAAATACGGAAACCGTTGTATAGTTGTCGTATCAAGGGATGATCATCATATGTGAGCACCCAATTTGACAACCTCCCGCTCTTTAAGGTTTCGGCTAGCTGTCGATGCAGAACTGTATTCATGGCGTCTAAATATAGACGCGAGCCGGCATGAACGTACGGGGGGTCCACAAAATAGAACGTGTGTGCGGAGTCGAAGCTCTCGGCGTGTTTACTGAGAAATTGGAGGGCGGGCAAGTTTGTCAAGCGTATACTGTTCGCCATTGACCCCACCCATTTGACTCTCCTAATCATGGTATCGGCGTAATAGCGGACATCGACTTTCCATTTTCCAGTTTGTTCATACCCCCCGATGGGACCCGAACCCTGAATTATTCCGGCTGTACTCGTGCGGTTAAGGAAAAAAGCTGCGAAGCCAACTTCGAAGTCGTATCCATCACCCGCAGCTTCAATAATTTTACGACACTCTCGCCAAGTTTCGATAGTGACAGGAGTTGACGCAATTCTATCAAGAAAGCGCGGACACTCTTCGATCATGGCCCGCCAAGCCGAGTAAATCCTCGGATCGAGGTCATTCAGATGGATACTTCCAACTACCCCATCCTTAAGCAGATTCAGCGCAGCACCAGCCCCACCACAATATGGCTCAACATATACTGGGCTTTCTACGCCTAGATGCGAGATCCGCTCCGCGAGATAGGCAGTCAAGAACCCTTTCCCTCCAGGGTACCTGAAGGGAGATGCCGAACTTTGAGCGTGCCGCTGTGCGTATTGGTGGAGGCGGATAACCTCGTCTTCCGGTTCCATGACCATCCCCTCTAATTTTTCAGACGCGGGACATTTCAGCCCCGTCAGCTCAATCGAAACACCTCGAAATCTTCTGCGAGCTAGGCGGATCTCACCTTTACGGAGTGTCTTGATCGAAGTTCTTGAGCCTCACGCGCTGATGGAGCCGTGGTCGCCTCTTAGGGGAAACTATGTTCCGTTTGAAGCCGAGAATTTGCGGCTTTTGGGTCAAACCCTCGCCTACCAACTTGTCCACAACGGCTTGGTGCTCTTGTACCCTAGTGTTGGGGCTACGAATTTCCTGGCAAACTAGTCATCCACACGTTGATTGGCTGAGTCGCGAAAAGTGACCTACCCGGCTACTTGGGCCGCATGGATCGGATGCGCTTCTCGTGATCCTCGACGAAGGCGCGGGCGGCCGCGGCGCGCTCGCTCAGCGCCTCCTCGATCTTCGGCACCGTCCACCCGTCGAACTGGTCGTAGCGCGCCAGCGACCGTGCCTCTCGCCGCCGGTGTGCTGATGCTGCGCCGCCGTAGATCAGCACCGCCGACTGGACCTCGATCTCGTGCCCCATCAGCTCGAGGTTTCGCCCGAGCCAGTCACGCCGGTCCGAAAGGAACACACGAAGCACCGTCTCCCACGGGCGCCGCAGCTTTCGCCGCGCCTCGTAAAACTCCTGAGCCCAGACCGTTTCCGGCCGCGGCGCCGAGCGGCGCATCACGATCAGTCCGTGCCAGTAGTTGGTCGCGTTGCTCGGCCAATCATCGACCCACCGCGTCCGCGGTCCGCGGATCGCCAGGACGAGCCACGCCGCGACCGGGATCAGGACGGGCCAAAACGGCTGCATTGCCGCCCAGCTCATAACTGCCACTCCCCGGCGCGCAGCCAGCCGTGCCAGTGGCCCTGCATGTTGACGGAGGGCGTCAGCTCCACGGCATCGGTTAGGCCGTTCCAGCGCCACGACGGCGCGGTGTCAGGCTTGAAGCCGTTGCCGACCGTCAGGACGCGCTGGTCGCCGCACCCGCACGGACAGATGAACCAGAACGGCTGGTCGCCCACCGGGTCCGGCCGACCGATCCAGAAGCTGCCAGGCACCGCATCGCGGACCATTTCGTCGCGGTCCGAATAGTGGATCGCGCGGGTCATCGGCTCGCACCTTTCGCAAGGATGCCGGTTTTCTGCTTCGAGCCTTCGGAGCTGCCGAAGAAGAAGTGGCCGACCATCATCACGAGGCTGAGCATCGTGCCCGCCAGCGCGTAGACGACCTCGCGGTTGCCTTCGGGGATCTGGACGAACATCAGGCCGCCCAGCATCGCGAAGAAAGCGACCATGATGGAGCCTGCCACGACGATGACGTGCCAACTGCCGGCGTGTGCGGCGCGCGCGTCGGCGCGGTCTTCGGCTTCGACTTTCGCGAGGTCGACGCCGACGGCCTCTAGCTTCGCCTGCGCCTCGTAGAGCTTGGCCATAGTCTCGGCGTCTCCCGCCTCGATCCGCGCGGAGACCTCGGCCGAGGGCGCGTCCGGCTTGCCGGTCACCGCGCGCGCGATCTCGCGCTCGACCACGCCGCCGAGCGGCCCGCCGATGGCGTTGCCCAGGTTGGGCGCAGCGGCGCGCACCACGTCCTTTGCGGCGGCCGAGAGGATCGTCGTGGTGCGCTTGCCCAAGAGGTTTTTGATCCGGTCCATGGTCACACCCCCGCCGAAAGGTGGTGGATCTCGCGGAGCTTCCCTTCCGCCCGCTCAGCGCGCGCCAAGGCGTCGGCCGAGACGTTGGGTGCAGGCTCGCTGTCGGTGGCACCGACCTCGAGCAGAGCCGCATGGAACGCGGCGCGGGTGCGCGGCCCGGAGATCCCGTCGACCTTGAGCCCTGCGTGGTCCTGGAACACGCGGATGTCGATCGGCCGATAGCCGAGAAGGATCAGGGACGTGCGGTCGAGGAGCTGCAGCCGGTCCTCGAAGCCGTTCAGGCCGCCGTTGATCCGACGCGTGACCATCTCCGCATCGCCCTGGTCGGCGTAGCGGTTCAGTTTACGCGTCTCCCAATACCAAATGGGGCCCAGACCTTCCCACGGGTCGGTGTTCATCAGGTCGGGATTGGCGACGAAGTCCGGCGCGTGAGGATCGACGACCTCTCGGCACCAGTCGCGGAACTCACGGATGTTGTGACCGCCCGTGATCTGCATCGCGGTCCGACCGCGATTTTTGAAGCCGTCGCCATCGCGTGCCGCCGTGTTCCCGAGATCGGTCCGCGTGTCATAGCGTTTCTGCGCCGGCGTCGGGCCCCAGACCTCGCGGTCGTATCGGAAGCGGCCGCTTTCGTGGGCGATCTGCGGGACGTATTGCGCGAGGCGGTGCGGGCGATCGAGGCCAGCGCCTTCCCCGCGCGTTTCGAGCCCGGCGACGACCGAGCGCATGTTGTCGTTGGGCGCGCGGTCAGAGACCGCCGCCAGCAGGTCGATCATGTCCATGATCGTTCTCCGATGTCAGGGATTGCCCACGGTCCGCGCAGGCACGGTGGTATTTCCGAAACTGTCGTGCGGCTGCGACATTTCGGACAGTCGAATGAAATCGTTAAACCTTTACCACGCCGCGTAGCGAGGCTGACCCTAAAGGGTTGGTCTTGTTAGTCTCGCAACGACGGGACGGCAGGATCGTCCGCACCCCAATGGGCGGTCCTGCCTTCGTTTCGCTGCTTACTCGGGACTGGTGTTTTCGGCCCGATTGAGGCATACGCGTCGGACCCAAGACAGCTCGCGACCTAACAGCGAGCATGGCGGAAGCCTTTTGCGGGGTCGGTCCCTCATCCGACCCCGCTTTTCGTAGGACCACCCAATTTGCTCAGCTGCGCGGGGTATATTCGGGCGAGCAGAACGGCCCGAACACACGGCGCCGGCCGTTCAGGTCCTCCATCACGTATTCGACGCAAACGCGGTGCATGCCCTCGGGCTGGGTGCAGCCGCCCGTGAAGCGCTCGAAGCCCATGGAGATGGTGCCCTCGGTCGCGGGCTTGTACGTCCAGGCGCCGGATCGGTCGCAGGAGATGCGCCAGCCGTCGTCTGGCGCGGGGATCATCACCATCGCGGACCATTCGCCCCGCATCCACCGATTGATGGTGCGGGTGTAGTGAACGGTCTCCTGCCCGAGCTTCACCTCGGCATCGAACCACGGCTGCGGGGTGGTATGGTCATCGATGACGTTGGCCAGCGGCTCCATGAGCAGCCAGCTCATCCACCCGATGACCAGGAACACGCCGAGCGTTCGGTTGGATAGATCGCGGCGTAGCGCGGCGTTGAGACGGCGGATCGGCTTCGTCATTTCTTGCCCCTCCATGCGGCAATCCAGTCGAGCGGCCCGGTCGAGACCAGCGCCTTCGCGATCGCGTAGCCCGTCATCGCCAGCAGCCCCGCCAGGGCGTTGCCGTAGACGACCGGATCGCGGTCGAGGAAGGTGAGGATCGGGTCGGGGAACACCACCGCGAAGAACAGACCGGCGAGGATACGCCCGGTGCCGCTCTTCAAGCTGTGATCGTCACTCGTGATGATCGATACGAGGATGCCGCCGCCGACGGCGATCAACATCCAGACATTCTCGGCAAGCCAGGTTGCAAGGCGGTCGAGCATGGCCCCTCCTCTTCTGAAGCCGCGGCCAGCATCCCCGGCGAAAATCTCCATGGCTCGCGCCAGCCAAGCGCGTGGCCGACCAGCTCCGAGCAAAACCATCGGCCCGGTCGCCGCCGGTTGAGCAGCGACGCCGAAAACAGCGCACCGACGGCGTCGTAGGGCGCGCCATCGAGTGCGACGGCCCGGCTCCACGCTTCTTCAGGGTCGCCGCGGAAGCGAAGCACATCCCAGCTGCCTGACCCGGTATCGATCCGTGCGCGGCGCACGCGCCACCCATCCCGCATCGAGGCGCCGATCGTCTTGACTATCGGTCCCGCCTGCCCCGGAGCGACCAGTTCGCAATGCGAATAGAGCGACCCCGTCAGGCAACGGATCGCCGCGTCGCGCCAGCCGCCGCGGGCGCGATAGAACAGGACTTCGGTCTGCATGGGTCCTCAGGCGGGCCAGTTGATATCCGGCAACGCCGCGAGCAGCTCCGCCTCGGAAGGGATAGGCCTCGTGCCCGCTTCCACCTCGGAGAGCATGGCGTAGGCCGTCAGCCAGACCTGGTCGCGCCAGCCGACGAACGCCTGCGCCTCGGCCGCCCATCCCGAGACGGTACTTGCCGCATATCCCGCCAGCGCGGCGGCATCATTGTAATCCCGGCCGCGTGCGACCTCCTCGACGTGCCGGTCGATGACGTTCACCAGCGCGCGCTTCGTCGCTTCGGCCCGGGCCGCCAGGTTCTGACCGAACTCAGGCATCGGGCACCTCGATCGTCGCGTCCAACGCGAGCCAGGGGAACGGCGGCGAGAGACGCACTTGGTACGTCCCAGCATCGACCAGCTCGAGTGGCTCGGACAGGTCGGTGATCTCGAGCGTGTCGCCGATCTCGTTGCTGACCGTGAGCGTCGTGCCTGTGGGCAGCGTCGAGAGGTCCCACGACCACGGTGCGGCGGTCGGGGTCGGCATCACGACCTCGGGCCGCTGGGTGACGGCGAGCGGCGAGCCCCCGATATACGCTTCCTCCGAGGAGAGTTCGTCCTCTGTCAGGTAGAGCGACAGACCGTGGTCGATCATCGCTACAGCGAGGCTCCTCGGCCCCTGAAAGAGAGATTCAATTTCGCCGGTGAGGGCGTCGTAGACTACTCCTCTCGCCTTCATCTTTTGAGCTCCGTGAACGTGAAGTGCAGGTTTTCCGACGCGATGCCGGAATCGGGGTCCGAGCCTCTCGTTCCGTCGATCGAGATGAAATAGAACCCCGCCGGTAGCTCAAACTGGGCGTTGAAGTGCACGACAGGTTGCCATTCGCCACCACCCACGGATCTGACGTCCTGTTGCACACCGTTTTGCAGGGCCCTGATCCTCAGCCCCCAGTTGCTAACCTTCCCTTGACCTGTCCGTTTCAGAGAAACTGTCAGGTCGATCTTTAGCACGCTGTCATCGTTCACGACTTCGCAAAGATAACCAGCCCCATTCAATACCGCCCATGAGTTGTTTCCAAAGTTTCGGTCCGAGGCAATGATATGCCGCACCGAGTCAGTTACTGCTCGCCCGTTGATCTTGCTGGTTGTGATGCCGCCGTTGACGACCAGTGAGCCCTCGGTCATGCACTTGAGCATTACCGCGCCAATAGAAACACTCCCCGAGGTGAACGACTTACCGAAGGACACTCTGAGTTCATAACATCCTCCGGGGATCACAAACTCGCCAGCAATCTTAGTCCAGCTGCCCTTAGGGACATCGTGGTGGGCAAGGGCATATATCAGGTCATTACCGTTATTGTGGTCACCGACGCGAAACTTCGTATTGCCGTCGCCCACAAAATCGTTAGACAAGTAGACCCAGTACTCAATTCTGTATCGTTGGCCGGGCAGTACCTTGGGTCTGTCTTTTAGTGTAAGGTCGGTTCCCCCAGAGTAATGGCGCATATAGACGCCGACTGAAGCTTGGCTTGTCCCGTATATGGCTCCAATGCCGTCCCAGAACGCCTCGTAGTTCGTTCCACCGCCGAGGTTCTCATAGTTACCGATACGAAGCTCGCGCGTGGAGATGGTATCCGCCTTCAGACTCAGCGCGTCCACCGACCCGGTCTTGATCTTACCGCCGTTGATGTCGGTACCGTCGCGCCAGTCGTCGAGTGTCTCGGCCCCGAAGATGCGGACGCGTCCTGGGTCTACCGTCGTGCCGGGCGTGGCGTTGATACGTGCCGCCGGGTTGCTGGCGCGGCTGTCCACCGTGCCAAGACTGACGCCGCCCGAGCCGACGCGGATACCCGCATTGAGGCCGTCGCCCGCCGTGATCTTGTCAGCAGTGAGGCTCTCAATGTGTGCGGAGGTAATTGTGGCGTCTGCCACCTGCGCGCTGTTCGTGATGACGGCGTCATCCACCGTGAGGTGTCGACCTTCTATGCTACCGTCGACGATCAATTCCCCGCCGTTGCGACGGTAAACGCGAATATCGGTGATCGCGAGGTCGCCCTGACCAGCGCTACCGAGACCCCGTATCATGATGCCGTATATTGAGCCCACATCGGCGGGCATTGCGAACTTTTTCTCGAATTTTGCGTAACCGGTGTAGTAGTGGGACTCGCCCTGAGTCAGCGTGGTTAGGTAAGCGCCGTCGGGCGTGTTGAGATACAATCTTATCTCAAATACCCGCGAGGGGTTATTTCCGCTACTGGCCATCATGCCAGTAACGACGACTTCCTCTCCTTCGTTGATCGGTATGTCGACGTTCATGCGGAAGTTGCCGTCTGACGTTTGACTAAACTGCAGTACGTGAAATCCGTATGGGGTCGGCAACGATTTTATGAAATTGCTACCACTGCTCGGATTGCGCGCGAATACCTCGGCAGGAGTGTCCGCCCCGTGCGTGAATATGTCCTCACGGTCCCCGGTCTGCCAGACTTGATGATTTGCCAAGTTGTGGAAATCTGAGACGACTAGGTGTCGTGTGAGCACCGCGTCCGAAGCCAGCTGCTCAGACCTGACGGCCCCCGCCTCGATCTGAGCCGTCTTGACACTGTCCGCGCGCAGCTGAGGCGTGTCGATGCTATCCGGCTCAATGAGCGTCCCGCCGGTCATCACGTCGACCTCGATGAAGTCAACGTCGCAGCGGCCCGGTTGGTTATTGTAGTTCAGGAGCAGGTACGGCGCGATGTAGTGGACGTCCGGGTGCATCTTTCCCGGAGAGCTGGCCGAAGGGTACGCACTGCTGTCACCGTCAACCGAAGCATGGCCGCGTGTGTAGCCTACGAACTCCGTCCAGTCGCGGTAAGGCAGGGACTCATTAGCGGCCGCATGGTAGAAGTAACCACCCTCATTTCCGCGTACTTGCACCTCATTCCCGTCGCGGTCGTACCCACGCCAGCCGACGTATGTGCGCGCCGTGTTGCCGTAGTACTGGCGAAGCCGGACCCTCATACGGTACATCTTGTTCGGATCGAACGGGATTCGGATCTTGCTGATCAGCGTGACGCCGCCGTTGTTGCCGGTGTCCGCCTCGTGTCCGCCAATGAACACCCCCGTGCCGAGGGCCGAGCTCGTGGACGGAACAACGGTGGCCTGCGCGCCAGAGTCCTGCTTGATGATCTCCCAGTCTTCGAGAACGTTCACGCTGTCGAAGTAGCATGTGTAGATCTTGGAAGTGTCGATGAGCGCGAGGCGGGAGGCGGTGACGGCCTTGGGTGCCAGCAGCTCTGTGCCGATCTCGCCGACGAGGTCCTCGATCGGGACGTCCTTGACGTATCCGTTAGCCTGCTCGTTCCATCGGTACAGCTTCCCCTGATACGAGACGTACTGCGTGTCCAACTGCGTCGGCAGGCTCGTGACGATCTTGATCGCCTCGAGGTTCTGTGCGTCCAGGGTGTTGTTGAGCGCTGTGGCGAGTTCCTCGTCGCTGATCGCCTCCGCGACCGGAGTGGTGCCCGACTGCACCGTCGACCAGTCCGAGGCATTCCCGGAGGTGTCGAGGGCGCGCACCCAGTAGTAGCGTGTCTCCTCAGCCCCTAGACCGGAGCGCAGGAAGGTGCTCGCCGTGGTAGAGAACTGCCCTTCTGTAGCGGCGTCGGGACCGGGCGTCTCAGCCGTGTGCTCGTAGATCTCGTAGTGGTGCAGGTCGTCCTCGGTATTGTCCTCCCAGTCGAGCCAGATGTTCCCAAAGCCAGGGCGGACCGGCGTACCAGCCCACATCGGAGCCGCAGGAGGCACAGCGTCCACCGCCGCAACGTGATCGACAATATCCGAGTAGCCCGAACGGCGACCGACGCCCACGGCTCGCGCCCGCACGCGGAGTGCGGTCCCGCGGACGATGCCCCACTCTTTCGACTGCCCCGCGGGGTACGTGCGCCAAGCCACGCCACCGTCCAGAGACAGGTCAAACTCGTAGCTGTCTGCCCCTGCGACACTGCTGACGGACGCAGTAACCGTAGCGTAAGGCCCCTCAGCAGTCTCCGAAACAACGGACAACGTGGGCGCCGGCAATGGCCCGACACCAAAGCGGTCTTTGAGGTCGTCGCTGAAGTCGAGCTCACCCACGCCGGTCGGTCGAATCTGGAAGGGCGCACTCAGAGGCCCTTCCCGACCGGAGTAGTCGACCGCGGCCAAACGGAACCAAGAGCAATTGGCGGAGGGCTCAAAAGCCGCGTGCATCGAGTCGATAAAGACCAGGAAATTGTAACCACCGCTCTCGGTAAGAGACTCGTACACGTTCCAGCCGCGGACGTCTCGAGGACGCGCTCCCAAGTCCACTTTAATGTCCCGCACGCCGGGAATACCGGCCAGTCCCTCAGGCGCGGCCGGCAACGCCCCCGGCGATCCGTTCACCTCGCCGGCGCGCACCCAGCCGCGGTGGTTCCCGTCGCGGTCCTCGGCGCGGACCTCGACCGCCACCGGCAGTCCTTCGGGCACCTCCGAGGTGAACAGCGTGGCCGCAGGCAGGACGCGCGCGCCCTCGATCCAGCCGCCGCGCAGCGGGTCGGACCACCGCAGGCGCAGCCAGACGCCCGGCGGGCCCTCGTATTGCTGCAGTTCGACCCCGATCCGCACCCGCAGCACCCCGTCGCGCGCCTTCGTGGCGCTCGCAGCGTCCGAGAACACGCGCGTCGGCACCGGCTGCGGTGGGCCGTAGCGCTCCGGCAGGCGCGTGATGATCGGATCGTACTCCGGGATCGCTTCGGAATCGGCGGTCAGGACGGCAGGCGCCGCCGGCACGCCCACCAGCCGCGCCGCGAGGTCGTCCTCCTGGAAGATGCCGGTGATCAGCACCTCCATGGTCTCCTGCGTGGTCTTCTCGATCGCGACCAGGTCGCCCGCCGCGATGCCGGCGGCGCTGACCGCCTGCGTCGGCTCCCAGAGAGGATCGAGGGTGTCGCCGTTGTCGGCCGAGAAGCTGATGCGGGTGCCGTCCGCGCGGCGCACGGTGAGCCGGAAGTCGATGCCGCCGGCGCCCGGGAACACGTCGTCGAGGACCAGGCCAGTCAGCGCGCCCTCCGGCGTCTTCTGCACCTCGGTGATCCGCGCGGCGCCCACGCCGATCTGCGGCACGTCGTGCACCAGCTGCACCTTGTCGCCCCGCGTGACCGCGAGATGCTCGAAGTCCGCCCGCCACTCGTAGGTCTCAGGCCGCAGGATGACGTTCGCCAGGTGGTAGCGCGCGAGGCGGTAGGGATTGCCCCGGTCGGTCTCGTTCTCGGTGATCACCACGCCGGGCAGCTCGAGCGCCTCGAACTCGGTCGCGTTGGTCTCGTCGTAGCCGTCGAGGTAGACGGTGATCTCGTCCTGCTCCCATTCCAGCCGCTCTGAGCGGAACTGGACGCGGAAGCCGTGGATCTCGCGCGAGAACGCGAGCAATCCCTTGAAGCCCCACGAGTTGCGCGGCGTGAACACCTGCCGGATCGGCCCGTCCGCGCCATCGCGGATGACCGAGTAGCGCAGGTCGGCGAGGTGCGGCTTGGCCCGGCCCGCGGCCGCCACGAGCTTCAGCGCGTCGGCCACGCGGCTGTCGGTGTCGAACACGTAGTCGAAGGTCCAGTGCGGTTCCTCGTCGGCCCAGGCCTTCAGCGCGTTGCGGTCGATCTTCGTATCCTCGACCGGGCGGCGCAGGTGCGGGCCGCGCAGCAGCTCGGCGAAGACCCATGCCGGGTGCCGCACCGGCTCCTGCGGACCCCAGCCGGTTCCGGTCCACTTCGGCGCGAACTGCTGGACGATGGCGTTCAGGCTGTCGATCTGCCCGTTCAGCTGGTCGGTCGCCTTGATGCGGACGGCGATCTCCGCGACCCGGTTGTGCGAGGGCAGCCGGGTGTTCGCGAAGGAGCGGATCGCGGTCAGGTAGCCGCGGTTCTGGTCGCCGGAATCGGTGTCGATCGGGTCGGTCCGCGTGACCTCGACGCGGTACTCGCCCGGCGTCGGGAAGGCGATGGTCTTCGTGAAGCGGATGAGGGTTTGCGCGTCCGCCTCGTGGCGCTCGGTGCCGGCATCGGTCCACGCGGTGTCGCCCACCCGCTGGTAGCGGAAGGCGAAGTTCGCCTCGTGGCTCTGCGTCTCCCCGTCGTCGCTGTCGTAGAGACCCTGCGGGTAGCTGATGTCGATGGCGGCCGAGGCGGCGTCGTTGGTGGTCAACCGCACGACCGGGGTGGCCTCCTCGAGGAGGACGTTGAACTGCTCCTCGGAGACGTCGCCGGGATAGAGCGACATGCGCTCCGCCCCGTAGCGCCAAGACTTGATGGCGTGGCCCGGCTGGTACTCGGCCGTGGCGCGGGTGACCGAGATCGAGGGCCGGTGCACCAGCGCGAGGATCGGCGCGACCTCCTGCCCCTCCGGCGGCTCCTGGATGGCGGTGAGGATGACGCGGAAGATCCGATCGACGCCATCGGCATAGGCCGGGCTGGTCCAGATCACCGGTGCGGTCTGGCCGCTGTAGGTGGTGCCGGCGACCCACGACCCACCGGCCTCTCGCGTGTCGACGCGGAAGTTGTAGCCGTAGCCCGGCAGCTTGTCGTTCGGCGCCACGCGCAGCGTGACCCGGCCCGCCACGCTCTGCGGCGCGAAGACGTAGGTCTCGGTGACCTCGCGCAGGATCGCGCCCGGCGCCTGGTCCTCCGACAGCTTCAGCTGGGTCAGCGCATCGAGTCCGGGCGTGTGCGCGAGGGTGTAGTCCTTGTCGACGTTCAGGAACTCGATCTCGACGTTGTCGAACTCGGTAATCGGGGTGTTGCCGATCCGGAGGTCCTCGAGGCCGACCTTGCCCCAGCCGAAGCAGTACCGGCCGCGCCAGTAGATGTCGCCGTTGACGGTCTCGGAATAGCCTGCGGCCGATTTGACCGGGAACATCCGGTGGCGCCCGCAGACCAGCGGGACGGGGCGGTACTTCGCCGCAACGTTGCCCGTGCCGGTGATCGCGTAGTTCGGGTCGTCGTTGCCGCCGCCCGGCTCCGGCGGCGCGATCAGCGAGTTGATCAGCAGCCCGCCGACCACCACGAGCGCAGAGGTCGCGAGGGTCGCGGCAAGTCCGGTACCGAGAAAGGTGCTGACGATGCCCGGCGCCGCCGCCGAGAGCGCCGACGTGGCCACCGCCGCGATCGCAGCGCCCTGCGTGTCGTAGTGGATGTCAACGGTCGCGCCGGCCCTCGGGCGCACCCTGCCCCACTGGTCCATCGGCACGGTCCAGGACCGGCCGTCGCGCCAGAGCGTGACCTGCGGCAGACCGCGCGCGGGATCGAGGTCGGCGGACTGGACGATCTGCGCCACGGTCTGGCCGGCGAAGGCGCGCACGTCCCGGCGGGACGCGACCAGGGGATGCTCCTGCGCGCCGGCGCGGATCAGGGTGTCGTCAAGCATGCGGTCGGTAGATCCCTTCAAGCCGGCTGGACCAGCGCGGCGACGTGTAGCGGTCGATGCAGGAGCCCTGCCCCTCGTGGTGGACGTGCAGCATGTCCGAGGCGGTCAGGGCGTAGCCCACGTGCAGGCGGCCCGGCCGCTCGCGGAACAGGAGCGCGTCGCCCTCGAGCGGGGCATCCACGCGCGCGAAGGACGGCGCCAGCGCTGCCACGGCGCGCGAGGCGTGTGCGCGCCGCACGGCCGGGTCCGGCAGGTCGATGTCGAGGCGGTGGCGCAGGACTGCGAGGTAGAGGCCGAGGCAGTCGTAGGCTTCCGGCCCGCGGGCGCGGTCGTGCCAGCGCAGGCCGATCCAGGCGTCGGTCCAGCTCACCCAAAGAGGCCCGGAAACTTCTCGGGCGTGAACACGAGCTGCGAGAGCGGCGCATCGAGCACCGGCTCCACGGTGATCTGTCCGGTGATGAGCTCGGCGTCGTATTCGACGCCCGGCATCTCGCCCACGAGCTCGATCTCTACGAAATCCGGCGCGGACAGCAGGATCCAGCGGACCGTGACGTAGATCGTCCGCGCGTTGACCCGAAGCTCGTCGATCAGCTCGAGCGAGGCGTTGTCGGCGACCCACCGCATGTTCGGCAGCCCCTCGTCATCGTCGTCGGGCAGCGTGATCGCGAAGGGATAGGCGACGTAGGTCGCGCCCTGGTGGACCACGTCAGCGCCATTGGCCGCCAGACGCACCGGCCCGTCCCAGCCGTCGCGCCGCAACTCCACCAGCGGGATGACCGCCTCGCCGGTCTCGGGCGCGTACATCGCCGAGCGGAAGGTCTGCGAGATCGGCCGCGTCATGCGAGGATCCTCAGGTCGGCATCGATCCGGACCCGCAGCGGCTTGCCCGGGCGGACCTCGAAGGTGTCCACGAAACGGTAGGTCCGGGTCACGAGCGTCAGCGGGTCCACCGCCTCGAAGGACAGGGCGCCGTCGAGCAGGTCGTCGTGGAAGAACGCCTCGAACACCGCGAGCTGCGCGACTGGCAGGTTGTCGATCCGCCCCTTGAAGAGACGCGGGCCCGCCGAAGAGCGGCGCCGCTTCTTCGGCGGACCGACCGACATCGCGGTCTCGATCGTGTTCCCCTCGGGGCTCGTGAGCGTGTAGCCGCCGCGGGCGGAGAAGAAGGTCAGGGTTGCGGGCCAAGTCGGCAT